GGATACTCTTTAATTATAAGAGAACCTTGAGTCTTTGCAGATAACTTACTAACCTTACTTTCAAAAGTCTTTTTGGGAAGATCTGTCAGATCCTGAATCGGAACATTCAGGAGATTTGCGTCAATTCGTTCAGCAATCTTCTCTTCTGCCATCTCCATTGTAATGTAGAGAACGTTCCGTCCTTGGAGCAGCACGGAGCTAGCAACATGGCACATGAATAGAGACTTGCCGACACCTGTACCAGCAAGCGCGATGTTAAGAGTCTTGTTAGGTAAACCACCTTTCGTGATTTTGTTGAAATATTCGAGATCGAACTCAATTTTGTCCTCCTTTTTGTGGTAATACTCATATCGTTCCTCATAATTTTTTAAATAATCGTGACCGATGTTATTATCAAAAGATACAGCCAAAGCATCCGAAAGAATACTAGGAATTGCATCACGATTTTTCTTCTCGTCATTTCCATCTGCAATATGGATTGACTCCATAAGAGCAAGATATATAGCGCGATCACGACACCACTTTTCGGTGGTGTCAAGTAACCACTGTTGATCAGCTGGAGAGTCATGAAGTGCATCACTGATTTCGCGCACCTCCTTAACCTCAGATTCAGTTAAGTCAGTACGATTCTCAAGTTCAATCTTGAGTGCTTCAGTTGTGATTGCTGATCCGTACTTTACAATAAAATGAACAACTTCTTGAAAAACAACTTTCTCTGTTCTTTGTTCAAAATAATCAGGTTGAATAAAAGGAATTACCTTTCTTGAATATTCTTCATTAAATACAAGGTTTCTGAGAATAGTAGTCTCAATTCGTTCCATAGGAGAAAATTTGTTTCGCGGCAGCATCAAGTTGCTGCATTACTTCTGGAGTGAAATATTGGTCGGGGTCTTTGAGTATAGCTTTAGCATAGACTTTTTTGCCGTCGATCTCATAGCGTCCTGCGACATTCTTCCAGAGACCGCCCATTTCACCGAGTTCAAGAAGACCGTAATAACGATCAAGACCACGCTCATCGTAAAACAAACGTACCGTAACATCTTGGTTCTCCTTGCTTAAACGTGACTTAGCAGTCTTTGCTTTGATAAGATTTCCGACGATTTCAGTTCCGTCTTTCTCCTTTTTCTTGCTGAGGTGAATAATGGTAGAAGCAGCATACTTAAGACCAGAACCGCCCCCCATCTCTTTAGTAGGAACGTAAGCGCCAATGACATCGTAGGTGTGGTTAGTAACAATCATGGGAATGTTTGCCTGACCCAACTTGAGTGTGAGCATACGGAAAGCACCTTTGATAAGTTGGGATTTGGTCATGTCCCGAACTTGTTTGTCGTTGAGTGCGTCAGTAATCTCTTTCTCAGTGGAAAGCATACCTAAAGAGTCTAACACAAACATACAAGGTTTGCGCTCTTCTACAGATTTTTTTAAGTATATGTCTACTGCCTTGAGTGCTTTGCTACGGAACTCCTCAACAGTCACAACATTAACTACGACCAAACGATTTAGGTCAATACCCCTAGACTCAAGAAGGGATTTGTTAACAGCAGCCTCAGTGTCAAAATAGAGGCAGTAACCATCAGGGTTGGTATCAAGAAAATTCTTAACGACAGCGAGAGAGAAGAAAGTCTTTCCAGTAGAAGACTCTCCAGCAATAGCAGTAATCTTATTCCCAGATACACCACCAAATATGCTACCTGAAACCAGTGCATTAAAAATGTACGAACCTGTGTCAACATATGTTTCGGTCTCATCAATGTCCGCTGCAAGTTTGGTGTAGTCATCACCAATCTCTTTTACAATATCTTTTAAAAAATCCATTATCCAAAAAACAGTTCAAGGTTTACAGTTTTTTCAACGTTCCACCCAATAGCGTCCAAAATAGACTTGAGTGGTTCTACAAAACTCTTTTCAAATTGTAGTTCATAGTCAATATACTTGTCAAGACCAAGTTCATGCGGAAAATCTTGAATAAAAGAAATCACATTTTCCTGAATGGTATTCGGTTTTTTCAAATATAAAAATTTGATCTTCTCCCCATTATTGATAAGTGAATATTTATTTGTCAGTTTCTTCTCTTTCACATAGTAATTAAAAAGAAGTGCTCCGCGACAATGAATTGGTGTCCCTTTGATATAAATGTCCGAATGAGATCTATATTTTACAACATCAGAAACTGAACGTGGAAATGCAATTTCTTCTGGAGGAAGTGTCTTAAACTCCTTTCGGCATTGATCAATAAAATCAATCACATCTTCTTCAGTTCCGCTCATCATCAGTTTGAGACCATCTTTAATCATCTTGCGACAAGGAGCAGGAGTAGAAGACTTGACTGCTTCAATGCCCATCATCTTCAGTTTAGGTTCAGTATATTGAACACCTTCACTGTTCCATACGTTGAGAATATATCGCTTCTTCGCAGTCCAAATACCACGCTCAGCGATATTCTCACGCTTCATAATCATCTTCTGTTCATATGCCTGAACATAATCCGCAAGTTCCTGATAACTGGATTCGATGAATGGTTCCAACTTGTCTTGACAGATCTTGTCAAGTAACTGAACAACCTTTGTTTTATCGTCAGACTGACGACTAAGAAATTTATCAACAAGAGGTCCCATATTAAGATAGATTGAGTCAGTGTCAGATGCGATGACATAATCAACTTCCTCTGTTTGCAAAATCTTATTTAGAAATCCATTCATCTTGTTCTCAATCCAACGGATAGAGACTTGACCAGAGAGTGTAATCGCTTCTGCGTTTGCTAGTTTGTAATATCTAAAATACTGGTTACCGATAGCACCATAAGCACTATTAAGTTGAATCTTCCTAGCCATCTGGATATTGTTGCACCTTGCAATTTCTTTCTCAAGAGTTTTTGTAGGTGTCTTTTCATATTCCTGTTTAGCAGCAAGCATCTTCTTTTTGTAGATGGTGCGATCTTTATAGATCTTTTCCATCAGTTCTGGAAGGAAACCGCGAACATCCTTACGATACATTGCTCCGTTAGCACAGACCGCATTGTCTTTGTAGAACTCAAATTCAATATCCTGGTTTAGGATTTTCTCAACAGTCGCGCTGGGATGTCTTTCCTCACAGAGGGTCTCTGGGGAGATGTTGTACTGCATAATAAGATGGGGATAAAGACTATTGAGATCAAAACTAACCACCCAATCATACACGCCAGGAATCGGTTCCTTAACATAAGCACCAGCATACTTAGAATCCTTATCAGAACGCTCTTTCGGAGGAATGACAATATCCCTCTTCTTTAGATAGTTATAAATGATCGTATCCCACATACGGACTTGTGAAGAAACGTCAGCATAGTTCGCTTTAGCGTCATATGCCATAGTAACAGCAAGTTCAATCAGTTTCATCTTGTCTTCCATTCGGTCAACAAGTTCCACGTCAATAATGTTGTATTCTACAAACTTCTGCCACCCATTAGTATAGAAATCTTTAAAGGTATCAAACTCGGAGTGGTCCAGTTTCTTCTGTCCCAGTTCTACACTTGCGATGTAGTCAAGACGATACGATTCCTGTGCTTTATAAGTAAACTTCTTATAAAGGTTGAGATAATCAAGTTGAGTAATACCACCAACATCATATGCAATGTTTTTGCGACCAGCAATAAAGATTTCACGTTCAGTAACAAGACCCCATGGCGAGAGACGTTTCATCAACTTCTCACCAAGAATTCTTTCAATACGCCTTACAAGATAAGGCATATCATATAGTTCACTGTTCCATCCCGTCACAACCTCAGGAATATTATCCTCAATCATCCACCAATTGATGAAGTCATTCAGAAGTTCATACTCGGTTCTGAATCCCTTGTAGATGACATTATCCTGTGTATTCTTGAATGGACCTTTACCCCAAGTGCGAATTTGTTTGGTTGCATAGTCTTGGACGGTGATGAGTAGAACTTCCTCAGCAGCAGATTCTACGTCTGGGAATCCGTTCTCTGATGCAACCTCAATATCAATGGTTGAGATTTTGATTTTGTTAGTATCAAACTTAATCTCTTCTTCGGGATACATCTCAGAAATATACTGATAGATGTATCCAGTATTACCATAGATCTTAAAATTTTCTACGCCCTCATACTTCTTAATAAATTCACGGCAATCACGAATAGAACCAGGTTGAATTGGTTCTACAGACTCTCCAGTCAGTGTCTTATATTTTGTTGTCTTTTTAGAAGGGACAAAAAGAGTCGGGTAGAACTTCTCCTTAGTCATGAAATGGCGACCATTTTCATAACCACGAACTAGGAAGTTGTCCCCGACCATTTGGACGTTTGTGTAAAATCGCATCAGGCAATCATCTCAAAATATTTGGAAAGCAAATCTGGTGATGGATCCGCAAGAGTGAGAATACTCTCAGAACTAATCATAAATTCAGTCTGTAATGAAAAATCAATCCACGATTCCAAATAGTATTCATCGGATTGTTTTTTCAAAAGAAATGGTTTTGTAAGTTTACAGTCTGGTTCTCCAATGTCTGCACCAACTTCTACAATCTCAGTAATTAAAACTTGATTAGTCTTCAGAAGAAGACACTTGATTATTTGTTCCATTTACATGCTCCTCATACATTTTAATTATATCATTAATTGGATCTACAACTGTAACAATCCAATCTGGTCTTACCGCAATTTCTTTATCCTTAGAAAAGACAATCCATGGAGAAAATGTTATTCCGACCGTGCTTTCCTCACTTTGTTCCGTTAAGTAAATTGATTCTGAAATTTTTATCTTCTGTGGATCTTTAAACAAATATCCACAGATTTTATCATCAGAAACCAATTCTTTAATGTCTGCGATTACATTTTCACCAGACTTTAGTAGTGCAAGTTTTACTGACATTTATAAAATTTCTCTCAATACATTCTACCAATAAAAAGGGGAGGCGTCAACTGGTTTGTGCCAGTTACCTCCCCGTCTGCGCCGACGATATTCGTTATTATTTAGAGATAATTCTTACGGGCATGATGTTCTGGAACTATTTTTCCGAGGACGATTCTGAGGAGTCCGTCTTCGAAGGTGACTTCCCGTACTTCGGTGTCGTCGGATAAAGTCCACGCTCGTTGAAAACTTCTTTGAGCCAGTCCCTTGTGGACAAACGTCTTCTCGGATTCGGTGTCCTCCCGTTGCCCTTCGACAAAAAGTTTTCCATACTCCGTGAAAACATTGACCTCTCCTTTTTTAAAACCTGCTAATGCAATCTCTAAATGTGATTCTACATTATTTACCTGAATCAGGTTGTAAGGTGGATAGTTTTTTGTAGTTTCGTGAAGATTAAATAGACGATCGAAGTATTCGTCCATACCAATACTGTTGCGCGTAATCTTGTCCATCAAGGCATTAAGATCCGCAGCGGTATAACGCTGGATGTTCATTATGGTAGCTCCTTTAAAAGCGAGTTTGTGTTTTGTGGACCCTTTCGGCATCCATAGTATATATTATCACAAAGCATAAAAAAGGGAGTGTTGAACTCCCTCCAAAATCATTCGGTTTCTTCTACACGCTTCTTCTTGGAACCAATGTTGTATTTGGTTTCCAAAATCCAATCTCCCTTATCCTTATAAGCAAGGACTTTGATTTGGTTGAGTGGAGCAATATCTTGGATCTTAGTAACATCCACGATACCAATCAGTCCCCAATCTGCAAGCAGTTGAGCGATACGATTGCGACGTTGGACATCATTCACCGTCAGGTTTGCGTGCTTGCCATCAAGGGCAAACAACTCCTTAAAATGAACAAGGAAGTATCTACCTTGCTTGTGCAAAATATGGCAAGACTGATAGATTTTCTTTTCCTTTCGTGATGCGACTCCAATACGAGTCAAAGTTTCGCGTACTTTCAAAAAGTCATCGGGTTCGTTAAGAACCACTTCAACCATTTGATCGGGCGTCCACTTCACTTCAGGTTCTTGAACGACACTCATTTCTTTCCTCCAGTTTCAAATTTCGATTTAATAAAATTAAGTTGTTCTTCTGTAAGAATCCTCAAAGCTTGTTTTGCCTTTTCATTACTATAACCATAATAACGTTTGACATAATCAAGATCTTTGATTGTATCTTTTCGGAGCCAGGGAGAAAATCTCTTCTTTTTCCTCAGACTATTTA